GATACGAATATCGAATTCAACATCGACGCAGGTGATTGGTCGAATGACGAAGATGCAGTTGCACACGAAATAGACCAAGTACACGATTGGGATGATATTAAAAATCAAAAATGGATCAATATTTATTTAAAATAGGATAGAAATGGAACATTTAAAAGACCACGCAGACTATAAATACAACAAACCAAGAAAGATTAATACCAAATATTCGGTGATCGGCAAACGGAACACGATGCACGATTTGATCAATGCTGGTTTTGAACCACTTGAAACCGAAGATACGGTTGAGTTGGAATCTGAGAAGGTTGATCGTGACCATGAACTGTTATGGGATTTGCACCATACCGACGAATTAAAACGATTTTCCAACGAAAAAAAGTGAAAATAAATCCCACCCCCGACACAGGATGTCGGGTGTATATGGTATAATAAGGGTATTAAAGACAATTGAGAGGTTATAAGATAATGAAATTAGATGATGCAGTTAGAAAAATTAGCAAAGCAAAAAGCAAAGTTAGTGATTTTATGTTGAGTGAAATTGGTGATACTTTTGACCTGATTGAACTCTGTTATTCAGTGTTTCAAGATGGTGATTTGGTTTCAAGTGAACGATTAGACCGTGTGTTGGAAAACGCAGACAAAATCATCAACAATTCATAATGAGAATAAAGGATACAAAATTGAATACCGAAGTCAGTCGCACACAAAATTCCAATTTAGCAAAACTGCTGGCAACCGAAAACATCACGGTTGAACACCAAAATATTGCTACCGCATATTTCGACGTACAGAACCGTATTTTGGGTCTGCCTATCTGGAAAGATGTCGGTGAGGATGTATACGACTTGTTAGTCGGTCATGAGGTTGGTCATGCATTATTCACACCTGATGACAAACTTGAGGATCTCTGTTCCAGTATAGATGATAATCCCAATTCCTACCCTGTAGTTAAATCCTACATCAATATTCTTGAAGATATCCGTATAGAGAAAAAAATCAAACGCAAATTTGGTGGTCTGCGAAAGTCTTTCTATCGTGGTTACACCGAATTGGTCGAGAAGGATTTTTTCGGAACTGATGGTCGTTTGCTAGAATCCTATTCCTTTATCGATAGAATCAATCTCCGTTTCAAAACTGGAATGGATATTCCTTTCAACGATAGGGAAAAAGATGTTGTCAGACGACTTGAGAATCTTGAAACCTTTGAAGAAGTTTTGAGTATTTCCAAAGAACTCTATGAAGGGTCTATGGATAATGAGAAATTTGAGACTGAGGTTTCTGTTGAGATAACTGATGAATCAGGAGAAAATTCGGGTGACACAATGGTAGAGACATCTCCTAGTGGAACTGAATTGTCTGATTCTGATGAAGAAACTGAAGAAGGTTCAGATGCATCTGAAGAAGATGCAGATGGTGAAGAAACCGAAGATGAAGATTCTAATGAAGATTCTGGTGCTATAGGAACATTGGGTGCAGAGTCAGAAACCCAAGATGCATTCGATAAGAATTCTGAACATGAATTGATTGATCCTGTTGCAGTTCCACCATTCTATTGCAATATTCCCGAAATAGATTCAGAACCTTTTATAGTGGATACCAAAATATTTCACAAAAGTCTAAAAGATGCATTGGGTATTCCCTATTACACCGATAAATTTGGCAAGACTGATAATTCCTTGGTTGGAAACTTCAAAAGAGATTACACCGTTTTCAAGAACGATTCCAAGAAAACTGTCAACTACCTCGTCAAAGAATTTGAAATGAAAAAGAATGCAGAGCAATATGCTAGGGCAACCACATCGAAGTCTGGTGTTATCGATGTCAATAAGTTGCATTCCTACCGTTTCAGTGATGATATTTTTCGCAAAATCACGGTTGTTCCTGATGGGAAGAATCATGGTTTGGTGATTTTTGTTGATTGGTCGAGTTCGATGCATGATAATGTATTGAACACCATCAAGCAGTTGTTGAATCTGGTGTGGTTTGCCAAGAAAATCAATATTCCTTTTGATGTATATGCATTTTCAGATGCTCACATCTATGACCGTGACTATACACAAAACTATAAAGTCAAGGATATCGTTCTGAATAACATCAACCTCTTGCACTTCTTTTCTTCCAATCAAAAAAGCATGGAATTTAATGAATCTTGTGTCAACCTGTTTTGCTTGGGTTCGGCATATGGTCATGGTGTGAGTTGGAATCTCTGTACAAAAGTTCGACTGAGTTCTACCCCACTGAATGAGGCAATTATTCTCGCACATGACATTATTGAGAAGTTCAAGACCAACAATAGGTTGTCGGTTGTCAATTCCATATTTTTGACTGATGGTGAGGCAAACTCGATGAACTACATTATGGATGATGAGTTTAAACTCAAATCTTTTTCGATTGGTAGATTTTGGAATACCAGCAATAGTTATCTCACAGATACAAAGACTAAAATCACCTACAAGATTTGTGATAGAATTGATGTGACGAATGCACTTTTGAAATCATTGCAAGATAGGTTGGGAATCAATGTGATCGGGTTTTTTATTGCTGGTCGAGGATATGATGCCGTTCAAGCAGTTCGTATGCATGGGGATGTTGGTCATAGTTATGATGCGAATAGCATAGTCGTGAGAGAACTCACAAAAAAATTGAACAGGGATAAATCTCTGATAATCGACCATGAGGGGTATACAGAATTCTATATCATCAAAGGTGGATCTGAATTGGATACGAATGCAGATGAGTTAGAAGTTGATGCAGATGCGTCTAAACGAGTCATCACAACGGCATTCAAAAAGCACACTAAATCTAAGACACTCAATCGAGTCATCTTATCGAGATTCGTTGAACTTATAGCATAGGAGAAATAATGCCAACAACACGACCATTTGAAGGAATCGACAATCAGGTCAATGTAGCAGAGTATGATCTGATTCCACTGCTGGCAACAGCAAAAAAGTTGGTGAATGAAGGTGAGTTTGTCAGCAAGGCAGATGCAACTAAACGTGGATGTAAATCGACTGCTGATAGGGTTCAAGAGATTTATCGGAATACAGTCAACAACCTATCCTATATAGACATTAAAGGATTTTCAACCAAGATTCAGAACTATGTTGATGGATTGATGGAATGGGTATCGACCGATGGAGTGTTTCCTTATGCGTCAGATGGATATGACTCCAAAGTCAAGAGTATCTACAGTGCGATACAGGTTGCCGATAAGGATATACCATTGGCAGTTAGCACCATAGGGATGTATGATCGATCTTTGCAACAGAAAAAGTTGGATGATATTGTTGTCGATTCTGAATATGTTGGTGAATTAACAAAACGTGATGAGTTTTTTATTAAGTTGATAGACAAAATCAATCGTGACGACTCCATCATGTATAAGTGCATAACCAAAGAACACAACCTTTGTTTGTTCTACAAGTCAGTGAGTTCAAATAATGGTCTTACACGAATGGAGAATGAATTCAGCGTTGAATTGGGTGACTGCTTTTTGATCAAGGCAACACCAGTTAAACATGAAATTTCACAATACGATAGTGGAGCAAAAATGACCAGATTCAATCGGGTTGTTTTTGTGAAGAACTACGGGAAACCCGAATAGTTGGCACAGATATTGCTCTTATATAGATAGAGACACAAATAAGGAGAAATGGCTACAATGAGTAGGAACACAAAATCACAGAGAAAAAATCGGGCATTAGAAAACAGGAGATATCAACTCCATCATCAATATCGAAAGGATGGGATTGATGTCAACCAGAAAATACCAAAGAAAGTGAAGAAGAACAAAAAAAGTTTGAAAGTTGCATGGAAAATTTAAAAATAACAAGGAGATATACACGATGAGAAAACCAATGAGTAGAGCAGAAACTAGACGACAAAAACGATTGAAAGATTCAGCACCCATATCACTTTTTTCACCTAATACAGTACCTTTGACAGATGAGTTGATCAAGGAACTTCTTGACACTAAACAGATAGAACAAGAGGATTTGGATTTTGTGATCGAGATGTGGGAAGATGAAATTAAAAGTGGGGATGCTCAATTAGAATGGGATGTAGAGAGTAAGAAAATGAGTGTAGTTGGAACAACATTTATGGTATAATAACAGAGAATTGATAAGGAGTTACATTAATGGCAACACTGCATAGAGTTCAAAAGAAACGTGTTAAACGCAATTTAGTTTCAAGAGATAAGAAACGTGCCAAGAACAGGAAGATGAATGCGGATTTCATCATCATGAAGGCACTCAAGCAATTCAAAAAAGTGGAGATCAACAATGCCACTGATATGGAAAAATTCGTGGATCACCTTGATCCGAATGAATATGGAAAAACTTGGGGCATAAGTGATGAGAACACAGAGCTCAAGGAAAAAATGGATAAGATAGTTGCCGATGAACTTCAACGACGAGCAGAAGAAGAAATAGTGCAAACCACTGATGGTGGAAAACTGAAAATAGCACCATCGACAAAGGATACAATTCTATAATGCCTACACAACCTAAATGGGATAATCCGATGAGTGATCTTGATATGATCAAGGCACTAAATTGGTTTCATGCATACAGCACCGATTCTAAAAACAAACGGTATGTTAAGAACTATATAGACAAGTTCAAAAAATCTATAATTCCGAAATTGAAGAATGTTAATGAATATGTGATCCAAGAACCAACTTATGCTTATCTTGCACGACTGTTGACGGAAGGATACGAGATACCCAAAACAGCAAAAAAGAGATTCACAGAAGAATTGGAGAGACACATACTACCAACACTACATAAGTTGGAAAAGGAAGTTGTCACACCAAAGAAACCTAAAAACAGGAAAAAGAATATGGAAACCGTTATAGAAATAGGTGAGTTGGAACATCAACTTGATGTGTATATTTCTGGTGGATGTCAACCCAATGGTTTTTCCGTATACAAATACCTACAAGGCAAGAATGCAAAGCAGATGGATGCTACGGAGATCAAGAAATGGTTTAAACCACTGATAAAGGAATTGGAAGATGCTTTGAAGATCGGTCTGGAATACAAATACGTACGTGAGTCGTATTCATTTTTGACTAAACCTCAATTGAAACGATTGGTCAAATATGTCGATACCATGATTCTGGAATGCGATAAATACATGAAAGAGAAACGTGTGCCACGAAAGAAAAATGGTGCGTCTGAAACACAGAAATCGTTGGAGACTAATCTTGTCGGAATCACCACTAAGTGATATTGTGCAACATCCAAGTACACCAGAGGATGTCAAAAGACCGAATATGATGGCAGAGTTGGCATTGAGCGACTTGGTTCCGTTGACGATGGAAATAATGAATGAATATGGTTTTGAGACTTCATCAGAGGGTTTTGTCAAAGACTATAAAATCGTGGTTGAAATCATCAGAGCAATTCTCTATGGGCAACTTGGATTGAAACATGACTTGCATATTGGGTTGGGTAACAATAACCCCCTAAATAATTATACAGGAATATCACACAAGGATTTAGAGAAAAGTGAGGAATAAATTATGCCGATTCTAGTGGACTTCAATCAGGTGTTCATCAGTGCCATGATGCAACAACCTAGTCTACACCAATCGGGGGTGAACGAAGAAATGGTCAGGCATATGGTGCTGAATATGCTCCGTTCATATCGATCTAAATATAAGATACAGTATGGGGAATTGGTTCTTTGTTGTGACAATCGTAAGAACTGGAGAAAAAACTTCTTTCCATACTACAAGGCACATCGGAAAAAGTTGCGTGACGATTCAGATCATGATTGGAATGCCATCTTTCAATGTTTGAACCAAGTCAAAACAGAGCTTGTTGAAAACTTTCCCTACAAGGTTCTTGAAGTTGATACAGCAGAGGCAGATGACATCATTGGGATATTATGCAGATACCTATCCGATGTGCCAATTTTAATATTATCAGGTGATAAGGATTTCATGCAGTTGCATACCAATCCAAACGTTAAGCAGTACTCACCGATACAAAAAAGGTTTCTTAAAACCGACGATCCCAAAAAGTTCCTACAAGAGCATATTATGCGTGGAGATAAGGGTGATGGTGTGCCAAACTTTTTGAGTGCTGATGATACATTTGTCAATAATGGAGCAAGACAAAAACCCATCAGCAAACGAAATATTGCCGAATGGACAAGACACGATAACCCCGAAATATTTTGCGATTACAAAATGTTGCGTGGATATAAACGCAATCAACAAATGGTTGACTTGAGTTTCGTACCAGACGATATTCAGCACAAAATTATAGAGTGTTACGACAACTATACAGATGAAAGAGATGAAAAACGGAAATACCTAATCGGGTACTTTATGGAGAAACGATTGAAAAACTTAATGGAGCATTTAGACGATTTTTAGGAGAAAAACTATGAATAAATCATTACACGAAATATTCACTGAAGTGGAAGAAACGAAATCACCAGTAGAAAAAGCAGAAATCCTCAAACATCATGAGAGTGCTGGTCTGAAGGCAATTCTCCGAGCGGCATTTGATACCCGTATCGGATGGGTATTGCCGACTACCAGACCACCATTCGAGCCCAGTACTGCGCCAGCATGGGATTTGGCAGATATGCGACTCGAACAGGAAGCAATGAAGTTAGGTAGATTTGCCACAATGGAAGGAAAGTCAACCACACAAAGTCGTGACATACCCAAAATCCGTAGAGAGGAACTTTTCATTCAGTTGCTAGAGGGATTGCATAACACTGAATGTGAGATCATGCTGTCACTACTCAAGAAAAAGTTGAACTATAAGGGTCTGACGGCAAAAGTTGCCAATCGTGCATTTCCAAACTTGATACCAGATGAACACATGGTGATACCAAAGTGAATAAAACTTGGTTCATCGATATCGATGGAACATTGGTCAAGCACCTTGAGAATAAAGAAATCGAAGAAGGTGTGCGTGAAGAACTTCTTCCCTATGCTGTGGAATTTCTTGAGGGGGTTAAAGAGAGAGGTGATTGTATTATACTCACAACAGCAAGGTTGGAAGAACATCGATCAGTGACTATCCAGACACTGGATCATTTTAACATACCCTATCACCAGATAATTTTTGGGATAGGGTCACAAGAGAGGATATTGATTAATGACATAAAACCAAAAGGAGCAACAGACAGCAGCGGTAGGCAACATTCACTGCCTACTGCATATTCGATTAATGTAGAACGGAATATTGGGTTTGCCGATATTCTCTGTTACAATTTTAATAGACCAATCCAAAACAAAAAAGATTATGCATGGGAGTTGATATAATACGATGAAACGAATAACAGATCATGAGAAAGAAATAGTTGAGTTGGCAATGCACATCAGTCAAATTGAGAGAATTTTAAAGCAACGTGGACACAAGAGGATAAAAAATGTATTGAATGCATTGCCTATGAAAGAGTGGAGTCTTGTAAGACGATATTTTAGTGATATCGGAACACAGACAACTGCTGATGCGTCACGATCTCGATTCGTCGATTTTGAGTATAAAGCAGACTGATCATATATGACCATCCACGAAAAATTAGATGAAATCCAAAAATCAATCAAGGCATTCGGTGAGTTCCAACAGGAATTTGCCGATGCCTTTGAGAATTTTTGTGCAATATCGTCGATGATGACTAAGAATATGATGTCTGTCATATTGACCAACATGACACAAGATGATCGAGAAAGGTATGAAAATATGCTAGACCAAATCAATGAGATGTATGAAGATGAGGAATTGAACTCAGAATGGGAAGAATTTCCCAATAACGATAGTGAGGAATGATAGGATGATTAAAATTACAGTTGCATATGAGAACAAGAAACCGAAACATATATTTGCGGGTACGGATGAAAGTACAGTTGAGGATGTGATTACACAGAACTTCCTTGGCAAGTCTGATGAGGTGATGTATTTGGTCGATGAAGATGTAGTGGAAATAAAAATCACCGAGATCCCTAAACGAAAAGAGGAATGATAGGATGATAACAGTTACAGTACGGGAAGATGAATCTATAGATAGTGCCTTATCACGATTTAACAAAATTTGTGCCAAGGCAGGGATTATAAGAGAAGTGCGTGAAAGAAGTTATTACGAGAAACCATCAGAGAAGAAACGTCGATTAGAAAAAAAACGTCAGAGGAAAGGTGCGTCAATATCAACAGGAGCAAGAAAAAGGTAGATGTACACATATCCACATTATGTTTTTAATTGTGTGTGTCACCTTTGGGTGACACATATTGCCCCATATGGTGCAACTTAATTAAACGTTAAAAAAACATGTTTCTCTAGGATGTCCAGGCGACTCAAGGTTGCACCGCAACGATTTTTTTTTCAAAAAATCTTCGATTCGTGTAAACCTTTTGTCAACTTTTTACGTTTATACCTGTGTAGGCATTAAGGAAACGATTGAATGAAAAATAATTTCAAATTAATTCGCACTACCGACACAGGATGTCGGGGTTATATGGTATAATAAGGGTATTACACAAACAATTGAGAGGTTTTAAGATAATGACTGATCGTCAGCAACAAGTTATGGATTTTCTACATGGATATTTTGGAGAAGCAATCGTTACAAAGAAAGAAATCACCAATGCAGTCGTCAAGCACCTTGGTGACGATTTCAGCAATTGGAAAAGTGATCAACATTGGTTTCGTAAGCAAATCGTTTCTACTGGTCAACGTGGAAAATACACACTAGGTAGTAATACCGTATCTGTTGCAAAACCTAACATCGATGTCACCCCCGACTCGGTGAAACCTAACACACCAAAACCAGATGTTAAAAAACCTAACACATCTCTGGGTTTCATACCAGAGGTTGACAAAGATTATGTCAAGTTCGGTCATCACAAAGACATCGAAAAAATCATCAAGTCTGGAATTTTCTACCCGATATTTCTCACAGGTCTGTCAGGCAATGGCAAGACTTTTTCAGTCGAGCAAGTTTGTGCGAAATTGAAACGTGAAATGGTTAGGGTTAACATCACCGTTGAAACTGACGAGGATGATCTGCTAGGTGGATTCAGGCTAGTAAACGGCCAAACCGAATTCCATAAAGGTCCAGTTGTCGAGGCAATGGAACGTGGTGCAGTTCTGCTGTTGGATGAGGTCGATCTTGCGTCTAATAAAATTCTTGCGTTGCAACCTGTGCTTGAGGGCAAAGGTGTATATCTCAAAAAAATCAATGAGTGGGTGCAACCTGCTGATGGGTTCAATGTGATTGCCACTGCCAACACAAAAGGCAAAGGATCAGAATCTGGTGCGTTCATTGGCACTAACATTTTGAACGAAGCATTTCTCGAAAGATTTGCAATCACCTTGGAACAGGAATACCCTGCCCCATCTACCGAAACAAAGATCGTCAGTAATGTGTTCAATGCACATGGTGTGACCGATGCAGACTTTGCTCGTCGTTTGGTAGATTGGGCAGGGATCATCCGTAAAACTTTTTATGATGGTGGCACTGATGAGATTATCAGCACACGCAGATTAGTTCACGTTGCCAAAGCATACAGCATCTTTGAGGATAAGTTGAAATCCATCGAACTTTGCATTGCACGATTTGATGAGGATACCAAAGCAACTTTTCGCAAACTCTACGAATGTCTAGATGAAACCGTTGAAGATGCTGTTGAGAAAAATATCGATAATGAACGTCAACCGTTCTAGTAATGTTGGCATGGTTCTTGCTCCTTATAGGTTAGGGGGCAAAACCACTTTATGCGCCCACAAGCATCACGGGGGTCAAAACAACAGTCAGGGTTTAAAGGAATCCCTTATTTCGACAGTACTAGTTCGTTAGATAATCAGCTGCACCGAAAGTATCCAATAAACTAAATACACACAGTGAAAACTAAAAACGTTTTTTTGAAGTGAATCGCAAAATTTTTTTCCAAAATTTTTTTAAGGTAGGGGTAAAAAAATGCTACACCGTATCGTAGGGTTCTTAGGAGTTGTCATGGCATTCCTGAGTATGTCAGTACTAGGGTTACTATCTCTGTTCGCACCATGCACCGCAGACACAATCACAAAACGCCTGATGGAATGGGCAGAGAATGACTGAAGATTTCTGGGAAGTTGACTACCTGTTCATCACACATATAATGGAGATGCCTCCGCAGTGTATGGTGGATGTATCAATTAAGGTAGAACAATTCATTGAGATGGCAAACCTTGTTGATGAATATCTGAAAATCGCAGAGGAATATGTGCATCCTCTGATAGACAAGAAGGAATTAAAAAGTGAAACTTAAAAAATTATTACAGGATATGGATGTATCACGGTCGGTGCATTGTTCTGATGAAGATGGTGAATTAGAAGTAATCCTGAGAGATTTGGAAACTGAGGAAATTTATGATGTCACCAAACGATTACACGTTAATGATACACACCTTGAGAAAATAGTTTTCGTCAGCAGAGAAAAGGATGAGGAAGATGCCTGAGTTATGCAAAGAATGTCATAGCAAGATAACAGGAAAAGAATTAGAGGAATTCTATGGTTGGGAAAATGCAGACCAAATACTTAAAGGTTCCTCGCACACATTAATGATATACATTAGTAATATTGTGTTGCGTAGTGAAATCGCAAGGTTAAGAGAAGAACTCGATGATGTTGAAACACGCTGGGATTATTGGGGTGACTTAGATACAGGAGAAGAAGAATGATTAGATCCGTCATTGGTTTATTTGCAGTATTTACTTCCATTGAGTTAATGGAGACATATGGAAATTTTTGGATTAGTATGTTGATATCTACTCTTGGTCTATTAATCTTTGCTTGGCCAGTACTTGATGGATATTACAAGTATGCACCAGAATATCACTGGTCGCATAAAAAGAAGTGAATTAATAATGTAGGAAGTTCCACATCTATAATGTATGGGATTGATCCCCTATGCATAACCCTACTTAGATGAGTCGTGGAAGGCTGGTACTAATGAATAAATTGCAAGGGAGTCCTGTTAAATCAGGGCATAAAATTCGTGATTTGATTCTGCTGGGAAATTAGCTAATTTCCCTGAGAGTCTGATGGGTGGATCTTATGGGTTTACTATCGTTGTGATCAATCACCCCCATGTCGTGTTCATGGTTAGGAATTAATTCCAAGGGCAGCTGAGGACGGGAACTTTAAAACGTAAACTGGAAAACGTGTCTAGGACTAAGTCGGAAAGTCGTAGTGCAGTCTATGCAACGGAATGTACTGATACGATCCCACATTAATTTCACATTTTTTAAAAAGGAAATCATGAGAAAGTTTAGAATAGAATTTTTGCTGAGTACCGTAGTGGAAGTCGATGAAGATTTACCCAAAGATGAATTGATGGGACAATTATACCACGCATTAGATCTTAATAAATACAAGTTTAATGGTTTTGAGGTTACTAACTTTCGTGGTGAAAGCAACGTATCGAAGTTGAATGATAATGATGAAGAAGTTAATGATGAAGAAAAACCAATACCACTTGCGGAGTT